TACACATTTACACGCGGCCAGAATACTCCCGAGCATGTATTACACTTCAAAGACTTCAGTAGCACCGTTTTAGCAAGAAGCTTTGAAAACTACAGGCGGCTCGTTGGCCGTGACTGGGCTTGGAGCATTGGCGACGAAGTGGACACGGTGAAGGAGTCAATCTGCCGCAACGCGTATAATAAAATCGTCGGACGGGTCAGGGTGGGCATAGTGAACCAGAAAATCAACTCATCAACGCCTGAGGGTTTCCGGTGGCACTATAAGATGTACGGATCGGAGAAGGGCAAAGCGGTCAAGGGCAGGCGCCTGATCAGGATGTCCAGCGACGACAATCCGCACCTGTCGCCAAGCTACTTTGAAGAGATGGAGAAGAACTATACAGAAGAGGAGCTAATTGCTTACCGCCATGGGCAATACATCAACCTTGCAACCGGCAGGGTATGGTATAAGTTTACCAGGGAACGCAACGTCAGGCCGGTTCAGTACAACGAAAGCGAAACTATAATCCTTGGCGTTGATTTCAACGTCGGCAACACGAACGGCATTGCCATGGTGCGGCGCGGCAGGGAGGCTCACGTGTTCGCCGAGATCAAGGCGCACGACACGGCGCAGCTTGGCGAGGAGATCAGGCGCCGCTGGCCTGACGCCAGGATCCAGGGCTACCCTGACTCCAGCGGCGGGCATCGCTCAACCAACAGCACGAGGACTGATGTAGCGATCCTGCAGGACTTCGGAATCAGCAATATGTCACCAGCTGCCAATCCCCCGGTTCGGGACCGCATCAACACCACAAACGCGATGTTCTGCAATGCCCAGGACGAAGCGCGACTGTTCGTTGACCCCAGCTGCAGGGGGCTGATTGATGACCTGGAGCAGCACAGCTACGACGAGAAAGGCGACCCCGACAAAGAGAACGGCAACGACCACCGGACGGACGCTTTGAGCTACCCGATTCACCGGATCTTCGAGATTGGCCGCGCCACGGCTGGCAAGGCTGTCCGGGGGGTTAGGCTGTACTAGCGCTTCGGCTTGCGGGGCTTCCTGGCCTTCGGCTTCGGCGGCGGCCCTTTGGTGTTCCTCGGGCCTGGCACCAGGTTGTTGCGGCCCGTGCCGCGTCCCCTGGGCGTCACGGGCGCCAGCTGACGGTCGTAGATCTGCTGCGCTCTGGCAGCGGGCTTGCTGCCCCGTGCGGCGGCTGCTGCAGCTCGCTGGGCTCGGCCACGGATCAGGGCCATCCCCGCATCCCTGGCAGCTGATCCCTGGCTCTTCAGCACATCCCGTGCCACCTTGGCCCTTGCACCCCTTCCCCTCGACTCAGCGATGTTACGGGCTGCCTCGAATGCGAACCAGCGCCGTGCCTCGCGCATGATCTGCTGTTCCTGCGCAAGGCGCGCACGCGGGAACGGCCGGACGACGCTGCGGGCGCTGCGGACCCGATCGGCGGCAGCCTTGGCCACCTTCTCAGAATTGGCCTTCTCCTGCGCCATGAACTGACGCGGGCTGAGGCTGGCCTGGCGCTGCGCCTGGAGCTTGGTGCTCAGGGGCCTGATGTTGCTGGCGGCCGGGGCTGCCGCCGCCGGCCCTACCGCTTTTTTGCGGAGGACTTCCTCTTGGGTTTAGGCGTGGTGGGATTGCGGGTAGCTTTTCGTCCAGATGCGTCCCAACTTTTCGCGGCGCTTAAGACATTCTTGATATTTGCTTTGTCCAGAAATGCACCATGTTTTACCGTAAATGCACCGGTTACGGGATCGTATTTTGCCACACCGGACCCACCCTTTCTAGTGCTTGTTTGGTAAAAATCTGCCAATAAACGAGCATCGCGCGCATTTATGCCGCCAAGTTGCGATAAAGTTCTTGTTAGCTTATTTTTCCCCTCGGCTACCCTTGCTGCCCAATCTTGACCTGTTGTAGTTTTAGGTTTAGGTGGTTTTGGCGTATTGGTTTTTGCTTGGTTGCTTGACGATGGTTTTACTTCAACGGGTTTTGACGATTTAGTGGGTACTGGCACACCTGGCCTAATTTGAGGAATATACCCTTTGGGGTACACACTGCTAGTAATTCCGCGTTGAGGGCCAAGCCATTTTGATCCTCGTAAATATTCAATAGCTCTTTTTGCCGTAATTTGCGATATAGCGGCGCGTCTTGTTTCTTTTTTGGTTCCAGCTTGCAATCTTATTGCGTTGTTGTAATTTGTTATAGCTCTCGCTTCCGCCTTTGCGTTTTTGGCAGCGCGATCTCTTACGGCCGGAGCTGTTTGCCCCGGCCCTATCGCTTTTTTGCGGTCTTCCTGGGCTTCTTCGGTGCCGCTGGCAGCGATCCCCCTCCGGCTGGCTTCCTGCCCTTGACCTGCCGCGGCTTTGGCGAGCCGCCCACCAGGCTCTGAATATCCCGCATCATCCTCGCGTCGGACTGCGCCAGGGTCCGCAGGGTGCCTCGCAGGGTGGACGTCATCGACCCAGGCCGCTGGCTGGCGGGCACGCGAGGGGCAGCTGATGCCGCAGCAGGCCGAGCGGCTGGCATGGCCCTGCTGGTGGGCACGATCGCCCCGCCAGGGGATCGGACGATGGCCCCGCCGCGGGTGGTGGCGGCTGGAGTGGCTGTTTTCTTCGGCTTGGCCGCAGCCTTGGCAGCCTTCGCGGGCTTCTTCTTCGGCTTGGCGGGTTCACCACTTGCCACGGGACGCTTGGGGCCGCCCTTCACCCCACGCGTGTTCTCGAAGCGACTGACCCTCCCCTTTGCGGCGCCGATCGTGCGGGAGTCGCCGTACGGATTGTCTTTCTCCATCCGGAGATTACGTGATAATTCCTTGTATTTAGTCTTCGCCGCGCTTACTGGCGCCTTGGATGTCCGGGCCGGCTTGGCCGCTGGAGCCGCCGCCGCTGGAGTGGCTTTCTTGGCCCTGGGCTTCCGTGCGGGCTTCTCCGCTGGAGCCGCCGCCGCAGGCTTGGCGGCCTTCTTAGCAGCGGGTTTCGCAGCGGGTTTCGTCGCTTTCTTCGCCGGCTTCCCCTCCCCTGCCACTGGCCGCTTGGTGCCGCCCTTGACGCCTCTGGTGTTCGTGAATCGGGTTACCGCACCCTTGGCCGCACCGGCTGCCCGTGCGCTGCTCCACATGCTGCCATCGTTAGCGGCTGCCCTTGCCTTTCCGCTCAATTCTTTATACTTAAGTTTCGCTGCGCTTACCGGTGCCTTCGATGTGCGGGCCGCCGCCGTGCTGGCCTTGGTCGCCCTGGTGGCCTTGCTGGCCTTGCTAGCAGCCGTCTCCGGTCGCTTGTTGCGCACCGTCCCCGAGGAGGCGAACCGCCCCCTAGCGTCGCGTTTTAGCTGCTTGGCCATGCCTACCCCGGTGATGTTCCTCTAGTTTGCCTAGCGCTTTTTGCGCTTGCATGGGGCAAACTAGGGGAAACGGTTTGAACGATGGGGCAAGTACCTCCTGGTGTAACGGTCGTACAAACCGGAGACCTTGGCGCTGAACGCTGGCTACGGTTTCGCCCCGTGGCGGGTGGTGTTTATACCAACCTGACAACCTACGAAGATCTCAAGGTCCAAGATCCCGATATTGTTTATCAACGTCAAGAGCCCCATTGGATCCTGCCAGAAGTTCTGGCGGGTGGCACGCTGGCAATGCGGGCTCAGCGTGAGCTGTTTCTACCACGGTTTCCGCGAGAGCAAAAAACGGATTACGACATACGCTTAGCCGCTGCAGTCTGCCCGCCGTACTATCTACGACTTGAAAGGATGCTTGTTGGCATGTTGACCCGTAAGCCGGTCGTGCTGAGTGATGTTAATGATTTGATGCTTGATCACATGCAAGACGTAGATATGATGGGCTCCAATCTTGATGTATTCTTGCGCAAGGTTGCGCAGCTTGATATTCGCTTCGGACACGTCGGCACCCTGGTGGATATGCCAAGGGGTGATGAAGGCGATGATACGCCGGTGACTGAGTTTCTCCGCCCCTACTGGGTTCCGTACAGCGCCAGGCAAATCCTGGGAGGTCGTTATGACATCGTTGGCGGGCAGAAAAAACTTGTACTTCTGCGGTTGCTTGAAACGCCGATCGTTGCCCATGGCGACTATGGCTACGAGGTTGTGCAACAGGTTCGCGTGCTTCGGCCTGGGTCTTATCAGCTGTTCAGAAAGCAGGAAAGTACGGCTAGCGAATGGAAAGAATTAACGGATGGCGAGACTCCTACGTATATCGATGAAATCCCTTTCGCCGTAGCTTACGCCAACCAGATTCAAGACCTGGAATCGCGGCCACCGCTTGAGGATGCTGCGCATCTCAATGCGCAAGCGTATCGGTGCTTGTCAGATCAGGATACGATTCTGCGTGTTGCGGCTGTGCCGCGTTACAACCTGTTTGGCGTGCCGGCTGAGGTTGAGGAGGTGGAAAGCGGTCCTAACTCTGCTACAGCCTGGCCTGTTGACGCACGGGCGGAGTTTGCCGAACCGGTCGGAACAAGCTACCAATACAGATTTGAGCAGATTGATAGAATCGAAAAACAAATAGCCGAACTTGGCATGTCTCAGGTTATGGGGCAGAACTACACAAACGCAAGCGCTGAAGCACGTCATATTGACAGATCGCAGGGTGATAGCCCGCTTCAATCCGTCGCCATGGGACTACAAAATATGGTAAACGAATGCCTGCGCTATCATGGCTTGTTGATGAACACTCAGGATTACGGAAGCTGCGAGATTAACAAGGACTTCGTTGCCGCCCGCCTGGATCCCGCCATTGTTCAGCAAATGATTCAGCTGGAGGCCAATGGCAAGATCACTCAGGAGACGCTGCTTCGGGTCTTGCAAGGCGGCGAGTGGATGCCTGATGGGTTTGACCTGGCCACTGAGATCGAGGACACGGCAAAGGCGCGGGCTCAGGCCCTCGCCGACCAACAGGCTCAGCTTGACGCCAGCCTTGGCGGGCTACCATGAGAGGGCTTTGCGCAAGCCCAACAATGAATGAATCCCAGGCCTACGACGCGATTCGTGGCGCAGTCTTTGGCGTTGCCGAGCAGGCCGAGTGCTCGGTTCAAACCCTGATTGGCATCCTCGAAATCGTGAAAGCCGAGCTTATGTCCACCGTCATGGAGGACGTGCCCGAGGAGGGCGAGGAGGGCGAAGAAGGCGACTTCGTAGAGGAGGATCTGGCGGCCTAAACTCAGCGCAACCCGCCCCGCGCCTGTGCCCGCCGAAACCACATCAGAAACAACGCTGCAGGCCACGCCGCCCAACCCGCCAGCCACTGCAGATGCTGCAGCGCTGGCGGCCGAGGTGGCCCGCTTGCGCAGCAAGAATGAGGAGCTCCTCACCGAGAAAAAACGGCTTGCTGGCCGCCTTGCCGACTTGCCGGACGACGTGGACCCCCGACAGCTGTGGGCGGACCGGCAAGCCGCCGAAACGCGGCGACTGGAGGCTGAGGGCAATTACACCCAAGCCCGCGAACAGCTGGAGCAGCAGTACCGCGACAGCGAGGCTGGGCTTAAGACCCGCATCGCTGAGCTGGAGGCTGAGATCAGACAGCTGCGGGTGCTGGGGCCAGCCGCTGCCGCCCTGTCCGAGCACGTGCATGGGGCGGATGAAGTCCTGAAGCTTCACCTTCAGGTCGATCAGCTGGCCACCGAGGCTGACGGCTCTGTCGTGGTCGTTGCCGGCTACAACCGCACGCCGCTCGTTGAGTGGGCTCGCGCCACCCTGCCGCCGTGGCGGCTGAAGGCCCCCAGGCCGGCCGGCACGGGTGCGCCGATTGGTGGATCTGGCGGAGCGGGTGCTGCCGCGTCCACGCTACCGGCCGGGTTCAGGAACCCATGGGCACGGGAAACCTTCAACCTGACAGAGCAAGGCGCGATCGCCAGGCGCGATCCTGGCCTAGCGCAGCAGCTCAGAGCAGCCGCCGCCACTGCCGCCGTGAATAAAGGCTGAGGCAAACTAGAGGACGGGGAAGCTGTGCCGACCCGGGGCCTGTGGCCACTCGCCCCCTAATCATGCCTAGCCATGACCGTCCTTTACGGAGCGGATACGCAAGTATTCAATCCATACACGGATTATGTTGTCCGTGATTCTCTGCTGCGCAATACGTTTTTCTTGAGCGGCATTGTGCAGGTCAACCCTGTTATTCAGGCAGTTGTTGACAAGGGTTACACTTTTGAAATCCCGAACTGGGATCCCGACCTTGATGGGGAAATGCAGTATCCCCAAGAAGGTGTGCCGCTGAAAGCCAACAAATACGGCTCCGGCAAGCAAAAAGGCGTTATTCACTATCGCTCCAACGCCTGGGGTGTTTCCGGTATGGCCAAGCTGCCGCTAGGCGTCAACAACGACCCTGAGGCGGTGATGTATTCCAAGGTGGGCACTAAGGTCACCAATGCTTACCAGACGGATGCACTAGCCACCCTGCAGGGCTTGTTTGGTGTCGTTGGCACCAACAACTCCACCGCCGCTTTTGCTCCGATGTCCATCGACAGTGGCGGTAGTGGTGAAAGCGACTTTGGTCACGAGCAACTGGTTCGTACCCGGCTTTTGGTCGGTGAAGACGCAGCGAACATGACCACTCAGCTCGGCACCGCCATCATTCACCCTGACATCTACGCGTATCTTGAATCGCGTCAGTTGTGCCAGTACGTGGATGCGCGAGACCTGCCAGGCGTCACCGCGTCAACCGTGGCCGCGAGTGCTCTCACTGGCGGGACGGTTGTTCCCGGCGACATCAGCCCGGCGTTTCAGGTCATGCCAAGGATTCCTGTGTTTGCGAATACGGCGCTGATTGTCAGTGAAAACGCCCCACGAGTTGGTTCCCCTGGATCCTATAAATACGGGGTCTACGTCTTCCGTCAAGGCGCCATCGGCCAAGGCTGGCAAGCCCCCCTCGACACTAAGGAGGCTGAAGACACCATGCAAGATGGTGGTTTTGGTCAGAAAATCATCAAGGTGACCTACGGCACCTGTATGCACGTCCTGGGCTCCAGCTGGAAAGGCGGCGAACAGCCGACTACTGCCCAGCTGGCCGATACCGCCAACTGGGAGCTCAAGTGGAGCTCTCCCAAGCAACTGCCCGTTGCGCGCTTCACTTGCACCTGCCCCATCTACGTTTGAGCCATGACCATGATGACCAGCTGGGGTGATAGCTACCCCAAAATCCCCGGGACATTCCTGCAGGTTCGGCCCCTCACCGAGGCGACCGACGCGGCTACAACGCTGACCGCAGCGCAGACCATCGGCGGCATCGTCACCATGACGCCAACGGCGGCCCGCACCATCACCCTCCCGACTGCAGCGGCAATCCTCGCCCTGTTGCAGCCAGGGGTGCAGATCGGGACCAGTTTCGAGATTTCCATCCGAAACGGCGCGGCCAGTAGCCACGCGATTACCCTCGCCGGGCCATCCGGTGGCGGGATTACGATCGACGGCGTAGCCACGGTGGCGCACAACACCTCCGCCACATTCCTGGCGAGGGTGACCGGCGAAACCACGCCGGCCATCACGTTCCATCGGGTCTAATGAACTACACCTGGTGCCGAGGGCATCAGGAGGTTTGGGATGCCATCGCTGCAAAGGCGGCGGCATCCTCGCCGCCTGCTCAGCCGCCTAGGCCACAACCGGAAAAACCTACACGCAAGGTTGTAAATGTCCCGAGTTCCTGAGTACACAAATTTCCGCTACATCTCTGCAGGGTCGGCGGTGTCCCTTCCTGCCGGCAAGTTTTTTATCCGGTTGCTGGCACTGGAGGCGACCGTTCTCCATGCTGACACGGTTTGCAGCAGCTGCACCGATAGCCTCAGCGGCGCCCCGATCCCGGCCGGGGTAGAGGTTACCGGCTATTTCTCGACCGTCCGGCTCACCAGTGGTAAAGTTTTTGCCTACCTGAGCTGACCGATGAGCGTTCTCCACAGGATCACGATCCCGCCTAAGGGGCAATGGGTCTCTGACCGCAGCCCCATCGCCAGCGACCTGGGCGAATGGCAATCATGCGACGGTGAAGCGCATGAGTTCCACGATCCGATGTTCTGCGAGGCTGATCAGGTTGATGCTGCAGTGGGGAGGCTGAGGCAACT